AGCCATATCGCGCTCAATCACACTGAGATCGATGTCCGCAATACTCTTTGGTTGCTGTCGTGCCTCTCCTGGTTTCGGCGTTCGCATTGAGTCGAACGTGCGGAAAGTCTTGAATGTGACGCGCTTTGTGTTGTTGAGATATTGCGGAGAGTAAATCAAAGCTTCACGAGTCTTGAGTGTGGGCAACACAGAGACGATCTCCGCAGCCTCTTCCTTTGTGGCGACTACTTCCAGCCATTCACGAACAGTCTTGATGTCCTTAGGTGAAGTGGTTTGCATTGCGACGAGAGTTCCGCTAGCGTAAAGCACTGTCTTATTAATCATTGCGGAACGCTGCGTTGCTACCGTGACACCAAATCCCCGGTGCCGCCCTTTATTCTGAATTAGCTGGATCGCCTCAAGGCAATGCGGATCGTAGAACTTCTCTCCAGCGATCATGTCTGCTTCATCTAGGAATACATGAACGACGTCACGGTTTCGGCGGTAGAGAGTGCTCGCCAGATCTGTGACGAAGCGGACCATTTCAGCTTTGCCAAAGTCGCTGACATCAAGCACTGTCGAGACGCGCTCTTTTACAAGGAACTCCGCGATGAACTTGCCAGCCGTGGATTCAAGGGGTACGTCTCCGTGATCACCGCCCATAACCAGCACTGGATAACCCGGCCCAACGCCTGCCGCACGTACGCCCCAAGCGTCACCCTTTGGATCAACGAAGATAACGAACTGACCAGCGTCAAGTAGCGCCTCGAACAGCACGCGCATACCGCCACTCTTTCCGGCACCCGTACGGGCGAGAAACGCGATCCGCTCCGTTACAAAATCAAGCGGGAGATCTAAGTTATCCGCAATAGTTAATCGTTTCGACATGATGTTTAGTCAAAAGTGGGAGCAGCGCAAAAGGCCGAGGGCCTCAATCTGACCTCCGCACCGCTCCCGCCAAGCATCGCCGCCTCCCACAGCGGGACACTTGGAGCCGCTAAGCAATGATCGTAATAGTTTCCATGTGTTCACGCAGATAGGTGGCGATCGATTGAATGGCGCGCAACTTCCACCCACCACCATCCGCCTCGAACAACGCACACGAGGGCATAACACCTTCGCGCCCCTGTCGGAGCCTTAGCACAAACTGAGATGATGGCTGGGTGACTTCTCGAAACGTCCGATAAGGCATCAAGTCAACGGGGTTCGGGACCGGCACATCTTCAACGCGGGCAATTCCGGCGCGAGCGGTAACAGACTGCGTTACTCCGTCGTCGCTTGTTTGTCGAACGTTTTCCTCTTTGATATTGCCAACAAGCCGTAGGACACGCTCACGATCATCGTTCTCAACGAATACTGACTGCAACTTGATGTTGAAGGTCTCGCAATCGTAGAACTCGCCAAAGCGGAAATTAGCATCGTTCAATACTGCCTGCGCTGACGCTCTCAGGTATTCGCGCCTTTGCTCTGCGCGCCCGAACAGCCCGCTAACCACAGTAACGGTCACGGGATCAACAACATGAATCATCCAGCCATCGGCAACGACTTCTTTATCAACGCCATTGTTGATGTACTCAGCGATGCCCGACAGGGTGTTAATGTTGAGTGAAGCGGGTAGGTACTCTTTCGGAGGTAGGAAGACAGGCCGATTAGTAAACTCGCCTTCGCTTACTTCAACGGTTGAGGTAAACACGGAATCCTGGATTGCCTTCACGGCATCGGAGGGAATCAGGGGGACTTCATTATTTGGCATTTGCACCATCCTTCTTTATTCCGACTACGTTATCGTCAAATGCGAGTTGACGGTTATCGCGCTCCGTCGCCACCGGATGCCCTGCTCGTTGACCGATGTAAATAGCTGTGCCAACCGCTTTCACCGGCGCGAGTTTCGACTGGGTAGCAATTGCAACCGTCCCAAATGAGCGATCCTCATCTGGCTTGATGTCCACGGTCAAAGTAATTCTCCTGACCGTAGAAGGTCTGGTATTCGGGTCGAGAATGTTAGCGAGAATCTTATCCAGTTCGGCCTGAAACATTTCCAGCGCCGCGCCTTGCCCTATCGTGTCAAGGCTCACGTACTTTTCTTCTGCCATTTAGCTTTCCTTTCGAGATTTAGACTTTGAGCCGTTCTTTGGGCGACCTGCCCGCTTCATGTTTGGGTTAGGCTGAAAGTTCTTGAGCGATGCCGCCACAATGCGAAGATTCGGGACCTCAACTATTGTGGTTTCTAACTTGCCAGCCTTAATTGCGGCACGGATCGCCTGCGGAGATACGCCTTTCAGTTCAGCGGCGTCGTTAATAGTGACCGTTCTCATGGCGCAGAAATATACTAACTGAAATTTAGTTTGTCAACGTGAATTATTGCTTGACACTCGGAAATAAATCCCCTATAGTCCATTTCGCGCAAGAGCAGGCGCGTTTGATAACGAAGGCGAACTTTAAGGTGGTTAGAGTTTTAGCCGGGAAAAGTAGCGAGCTTGGTTTTCGGAGCGAAGATCGCCGCGCTTGCTCTTGGCGGAAACCACGATGAAGAAGGGGGGCATAGATGAGCAGGGGGCTCTTAAAACTAAGCAACGCCGCGAATACTATTGAGGCGCGGAAAGACTTCGCCAAACTGATAACTATTGCCAAGGAGCAGGGCAAATCGCACCTGGCTATTGAGCACATGTATCCAGAGAACGCAGGCTGGCGCGTTATCGACAAGCACATCAAGCAACTACGGGAAGCGCTTGAAGCGAAACGGCTAACTGGGGGAGAAAGACAGGGTTATGATGCTGTACGAACTAGACAAGACTGAAAAAGAAGTGCTCAAGGGAAAGTATTCAAACCATGGTCCTTTGAGCAGGATGAATCCGCGACCGGGGGAGAAGGTAGAAAAGTTCTATTGTCCCGCTTGCGAAGAATGGCATGAGGGCAGCGTACTTGGAGGCTCGATAGTTGACTCCGGTTCCAGTGAGTAGATAAAGGGAGAAACCATGATAGTCAGTGTAACAACAATGCAGAACGGCACGACCACAGAGCTTGAGGGAATCAGAACAATGCAAAGGCTGAATCGGATCTTGCAACTCGTGGCTGCCGCGTACTCGGACGATCCCGGCACAAGCGACCTAGACGATGAGCAACCAGTATCTCCGGTCAGAGAATTGACTTTGGGTGACGTGCGACTGGCGCGGAGATTAACACTATGATCCACGAACCACTTGAAGAGTACCACCGACAACGTGACGCGCTAATTGGGAAGAAAGCCGACCATCTTAGCCCACCCGCGATCTACACGAGAGGCGTAGTTTTACCAGAAGATAAACGGAGCAAGAGGATCTCTTTGCTCACTGTGATAATTCGGATCTTGCTGGCGCTGCTGTTCTTTGGATTAGTCAGTTTTGTTGTCTTCTTTGGGTTAGTAGGAAAGGAATAGAGATGGGACTTGATACGACACATGGTTGCTGGAACGGGCCTTACTCACAATTTGCTCGCTGGCGTCAATGGCTCAACTTGTTTGTAATGACGAAGCGGGGGCAGGCAGGCGATGAATCCGCGAAGCAAATATCCTACATGGGAGCGATCGCAGAGGCGATTGATAGAGCGTGGAGTGAGGGCCACTACGAGGATCAATCTATCCCGATTAATGTACTAATGAATCACTCTGACTGGGATGGTGATATTCCGGCGGATGTCTGCGGCCCACTAGCCGATGCGCTTGAGGACTTGCTGGATCAAATGCCTGAGCGCGGCATTTACGACGAGAAGCGCCCCGCAACCGAACGCTTTATACGCGGCTTGAGACGGGCAGCCGAAGCGGGTGAAGCCGTTGAATTCCACTGACTATCGGAGGGTCTAAATGAGCGTCTACCCCATATATCTAGTACTTGGAGCCAAGTTATGAACAGAGAACTTTTTGCAAGTAAGTCAACCATTAGAGCCGCGATCTTTGATGTCATTGACGTCGGCGAGAAAGACGGTTCCTCTTGGTTATTTTTTCGCAATGAGACTGAATCTCAGAGCGCAACACGCCAACGCTTTGCTGATGCAGTAGTCAGCATGATTGAAGACTTACAGTCAAATTTCAGGTTCACCAAGCTTGAGAACCTTTGTCCTACACACATGCGCGAAGCACTACCACGTCCTACATCTCAGGTTTGTGCTGAGTGTGAGAAGAAACAGAAAGCAGCAGGAGCATGAGAACGGCTAGCATCCCATTATCGGCCTACTCCGAAGCCGGGAGAGGCTCACGACATTGGCGAGCCTGTGAAAAGGCCGCAGAAGTCCTGCCGGATATTGTGATTATTGGCGAGGTCTATGGTGAAAAGTTCTATCGCGTACAGCAACCTGGTCGCGATCCTCATGTAGTGCGCAGATGGTGCGACACGTTTGGAGATGAACAAGTAGAGTGCAATTGTGAGGCGGCGGTTATCCCGCAAGAGCCCACGCCATGCCTACACGCCGGGGCGGTCTTAATGTTAGAGCACGGACTGTTATATGCCTAAACGAATTCAGCGCAAACGAACGAAGGGTTGGACCATGCCGCCGAACACGGTTTATGTGGGACGCCCTTCGATCTTTGGTAATCCGTTCTTTGTAGATAGCGAGCACGACGCGGCTTGGTGCATTCGTATGTTTCGGCATTGGCTTAACGGCGCACCTAACACTGGGGGCGGGCTACGGAGAATATCTCTGCTATCGAGATTGTCAGAACTGCGCGGTAAAGACCTCGCGTGTTGGTGCAAAGAAGGCGAACCCTGTCACGCTGATATTCTTCTTGAGCTGGCAAACCAATGAGCGTTATCGAACTAGAACTATCAGATGCGCTCAGCGACGACAAACTCTCGCTTCAATATCAACCTGAGTGGTCGGCTTTGAGAAGCGGTCACAGCGGACGCGAAGTCTTCCATTATGCAGTTGTTAGCGATAGTGGAAGCTTATACGAGACGGAACTTTTTCTCAGCGACCTAAACACGATCTGCGGCTTCTGCAACTGTAAAGCTTCTGAACTTGGGCAAAAGAAATGCAGACACGTACGCGCAGTATTGGCTGATGTGATTGATAAGAAACCTGAGTTCGGAAAGGAAAAAGAGCATGAGAAACACTAACTGGAATAACTACTGTCCGCGATGCTTACGCTATGTATTTAGTCGGCGCGTCGCCAGTGGGAAGCCTTGCCCGCGTTGCGGGCAACCATGTGTTGAGTACGGTGATATGAAGCGCCAGCAACTTGACCACAGGTCGCGAGAGCTTCAAAAACTCCGAGACGAACAACTGCGTTCGGTTTAGAAAACGGCGTTATATGGTTCAACGTGCGTGGGACATTCAGTTCGGTGATAACTGGTGGCTTAGTCTTGGATTTCACTTGGACCATACCGATCCATCAATCACTTTGCACTTGCCGTTGATCGTTATCTGTTTCGGCAGATGTAAGCAGCCGGGGTTTAACCATAGCCTCTACAGGCTGATCAAAGGAGAGAAATGAGCAACAGACTGGAAATCATTGGCCCGTTTGATGAGTATCGCGTCACGGTCAACGGCTATCAAGTGCCAGACCTGCAAGCCCGTCGTGTCAACGGCCTAATCTGCCTATCGCTCAGCAACAGCTTGGGCTGTGACATTCCTGACGATGAGCGAGCACTGCCTATAATTGACTTCATTGCGAATGCTATGGCGGTTGCTGCGGGTTATACATGCTTTGGCGAAAACAGCCAGCCGATAAATCAGTTTCGCAGGCGGCTAATAGGGTTTGACTTGGGGGAATTGAGTCCCGAATCATGCTCGGACCCCAGTGTTGGAGAAATTGCCAGGGAGCAATGACGCCTTCCGATTACTTTCTGCGCCTTTAGTAGTAGAGGGTTAAATGCGAAAGGGAACCAGCAGCATGAGTAAAGACAGGGGCTCCTTGTGGTACTGCTGCGTGTATTGCCGGGTGGGCCTGTGTGCTCGGCGGGGCGGAAACATTGGAAGCCGTGCAAGGTGCTCTAGATCGCTACCGGGATGGGGATCGCAGTTTAATTGAGCGTATTCCCGCCACCGCTAAGCAACTGCTCGGGCTTACGCAGCAAGAGGCCGACATTCTATTTCATGGCGACCCCTCAGGCTATAACGAGGAAACGGACGAATATGGTAGTGGGTGGCCGCAACCGTTTGCTGACGAGTGGTATTGTGCCCTGGGTGATGAGCAACCCGCAATCGCAATTGCCTACCTCGATTACATTATCGAAACAGGGAAGGTGCTGGAATAGGAGAAAATGAAAATGTATCCATCACAGAAAATAGTAACGGTTTGCGATAAGTGCCTAACTGAATCCTGCGTAAATGGAATCGCTCGATGTGCGGAGGCTAGGTGGGGATTGGCGGGAAGGGTCACTGACACGGAAGAGAATATAAGTAAGCTAGAGCCGAGCGAGGCAGAACAGGCAGGGTAGCAATGAGAACGCTTATTAAACCCGCTAACCAGACATTGTACCGGCAGCGATGTAAGGCCGCGAAGGCATGTTTTGAGCACGTCGATCTTATGCCAGCTTTTGTCGTTACCTACACGTGCTATTCAGTAATGCATCGGGCTCTGGGAGGAAACCTTGCCATACTTCGCTACGTGATCGGGCAGGTCTTTTCCCAAGCTTGGAGTAACTACAGTCGAGAGATGTGGTGGACATGGCATCTGTACATCCGCTGTCGCAGTCGAGGCGAGATTCAGGAGTTGATTGATCAAGACCTTGAAGAACTTACAGGCGAAGATCATCGGGAGTGGCCCGATGTAATCACAACCGAGAATTCCTATCTAGGATTCACTGAGGATGGCGAGCAGTACAAGGTGCCGAAGGATCTATTATGACCACAGAAACACAACCACGCGGCGTTAAGGAAATCGAAGAAGAAATAACGCGCATCAACGCTCGTATCGGCGCAATCAATCAGGAGATGAACTACCTACGTGCGGAGCGAGACTCGTTAAATAAACTTCGTTTAAGTTCGCAGGAAGAACTGCTAGAGGCACTTGGTAGGGAACTACGGAAGGAATCTCATTAATGAAATATTTAGGATTTACTGATAACGGCGAGCAATACAAGGGTGCCGTCAGAAATATCCGCTTGGTTCAACTGCGCCAAGTGTGGCAAGGAGGTCCGCGTAACTGAATGGATCTCGCTGTGCAATGAATGCGGCGAAGAAGAAGAGGCAAGGGAGCAGGCTATGACCACAGACACAGTAAAAGGCGCGGCCTCAATTTCGCCCAAAGTCTGGGCTTGTGACAACTGCGACGCAGAAGGCACGGAAGAGGAACTACAACGGAACCACACATGCGGATCGGGATCAACCACTTTAGAAACAGAGAAGTCTCCAAAAGAGATCGCACGAAACATGGTTGCTCAGTGGAAAGCGGACATCGGCCAAGTAGTCAAATATGAACGTCTGGAAGCCGACATCGAAAAGGCTCTCCGCGATAGAGACACACGTGCCGCAAAGATCGCAAAATCCGCATTCGCTGATGAGGGATGGTCGAGCCATTACAAGAACGCCGCGATCGCAATCGCATCGGCTATTGGAGGGGAATCAAATGGCGAGCAAACAGGCACAGTCTGTCGTGCGTGAAGTGTTAACAGTCGTTGGTGTTCTTGGTAGCGATGCTGACATCAAGGTCGCGCTGCATAATGTTGACGCTGAGCTTGCAGAAGTGCGTGAAGTAGTGAACGAATGTATTAACCGTTTAGTTCGTCTTGGGGCGGAAGACGATAAGAAGACGCTTGGGCCAGACCCGACGCTGCAACGCGCTCGCTCACTATATAAAAGCTGGAGATTAAATAATGTCAACTAGTTCAGAGACACCTGCGCTAGAGCGCCCACAGCAGGATGAATTTCTCGCGCTCATTGAGAAGGTAGCACTAAACCCTGATATTGATGCTGAGAAGTTAAAAGTAATCGTTGGCTTAAAACTCCAACTTGAGGACCGGGCGGCAGAGAAGGCTTTTGACGCCGCTATGCAGGAAGCGCAGAAGGATGTTCAGGCGCTTCGTTGGGACAAAGTCAACAAGGAAACTGGTAATAGCCGATGGGTTAGTTTTCCGAAGATTGACGAGATGCTGAAACCTATTCGTGAGAAGTACGGCTTTAGCGAGTCTTTTGGTGTTGAACCAGAACTACCAGCGCCGAACCTGATGATGATGTATTCGGACGTCACCTATAAAGGGCCGGAAGGCACCCACCGGCGCCGCTTTCACTTGCCAATGTCAATTAGCGGAGAAGGGCCAAAGGGGAACGGCGTTATGACCGCTGCTCAGGCCGTAGGCAATGGCTGTAGCCTTGGCATGCGGTATATCGAGAAGATGGTCTGGAAGATTCCCATGCTTGTCGATAAAGACGACAACGACGGGAATGTTATTAATCCGACCGTTAGCGAACCGCAGAAGATAGTGCTTCGCGATCTCTTCGGAAGGTTGGGCGAGGCAACGCAAACTAAGGTTCTGGAATATCTGAGCAAAGCCTACAAACAAGAAGTCAAGAGCGTCGAAGATGTCCCTTCCAGCAGATACAAACACGCTGAAACCACACTTGCTAGAGCACTCAATGGAGAAGGGAAACCTACTCAGCCCCGAGCTGCTCAGCCCGGTCGATGGAAAGACGATACTGACAAGCCAACCGCTATCAATGACATTCAAGTTACAACGCTTCAAGAAGTAATCGAAGGTATTGGTAAGAACTGTAAAGCAGAGTTTCTGGCAGAGTTTAAGATAAAAAGGATCGGGGATCTGCCGGTCGATAAATATCCTGACGCGTTGAAATGGCTGGAACAACAACGGAGGAAGTAGATCGTAAAGGGAAAGGTGCAAAGCAATGGCCGTTAGTGACTTCACAAAAATGCAGCCGTTCCCCGCCACGGAGGATGACGTAAAAGCGCGATGGGGTTCTCAGGCCGGACTATTTCGATGCGCAATATGCGGACATAAATTCGACGTGGGCGACATGGCACGGTGGTTCTATACGAACACGGACGTCGCGCATAAGACCATTCGCGGTAATCCGTTTGTTTGCGGCGATGGTCGTCACGGTTCCGATGATGACGTGACGGAAGAGCTGCTTGCGATGGCTGCGGCTGTCGGACGAATCAAGGAACAGTATTGGTGGTTTTTCAGATGAACTGCGGCTGCAAACAAAACGACGAGGGGCTCACGACCATATTCTGTCGCCCGTGCGCCATGAATCTTGAGCAGGGAAGCGAAGAATGGAGACGTGCTCGGCTCGGGAAACTCACTGCCAGCCGGATCAGTGATGCGCTTGCCAAGAATCGACAGGGAACCGGACCGGGTATTACGCAATTGAATTATCAGGCGGAATTGATATCCGAACGCCTAAACGGAACCGCCTATGAAGGTTTTCAGAACTCTTACATGGAGCGTGGCAAAGAGGAAGAAGAAGCGGCAGTCAAGGCGTACGACCTTTTTGCTGTTCGCTTGAATCTCGAAATACGTCCCATCGGCTTTGTCCAGCACAGATCAATCCCACACTTCGGCGCATCGCCTGATCGTGCTGTGGGCAACATCGGTCTGCTCGAAGCGAAGAACCGGAAGACAAACATTCACTTCGATTTATTGAGAGGGTTGAAAGTCCCGACAGGTGACGTTGACCAGGTTTTGACGGAGCTCGCCTGTGCAGAGTGGGCCGAGTGGTGCGATTACATTAGCTATGATTCCCGCGCCCCTGTGGGAATGGATCTCTTTGTCAAACGGTTCTATCGAGACGATCACAAACAGCGGATAGCTGAGATTGAACAGCGAGGCCAAGAGTTTCTTGCAGAGGTTGAGAGGCAGACAAAGATACTCCAAGAACGCTCAGTGTCAGGATTCATCTTTTTGGAACGTGAGATTCAGGATGGCGGGCTCACGGAGCAGCTTGAAGACTCTATCGCGCTCGCTAAGAAGCCTAATGTAGTACGCGCACGTAAAGGAAAAGTTATTCAGTTAATGAAGTGAGGAAATCAATACATGCCTGATGTTGTTGTTACAGTTCCGAAGAACTTTGAATACGCCGGGTTGGTTGGGATTGAAGCGTGGATTAGAGAGGGTGACGCGGCGGGCGATCCTTGGTCTGGTGAAGAGTGGCACTTTTATCTTGGTGGGCCTCGCCCGCAAGTTAAGCCAGGGGATAGGGTTTACGTTGTCTGTAACGGGAAACTGCGCGGATATGCCCCCTTAGTACGACTAGAAGATTACCGTGGCTACGTAAACGAGAACGGAGAGTATATCGGCGGGGGATATGCGCTGGTCCGACATGGTGGTGCGGTTGCTGTGACTATTGATGAGCCGATAAGAGGTTTTAGGGGCTTTCGATACCGATGGTGGAAATACGAGCAGGAGCGCCCTTTCCCCGACTGGAAGACACCATGAATCTGAACCTAACATTGAAAGATAACCGACCAGTTACCAGCCTTGTGATCGATGAAGCGCAGCGTGTGCGTGAGTGGCATGTCAGGGTTGGCTCAAACGGGGTCACAAAGATAGAGCCCTACAACGAGTTCGCGGGACCAGACTGGTTTCTTTGGTTTGCGATCTATGTAGGCGAAGAAATTGTTTGGAGAGTAAACGGGAGATATGTAGTGGAGGTGGGATATGGGGCATAACGATCACTTACAACAACCAATCATCGATCGGGTAAGAGGCGAAGCGAGGGGGATTTGCTACAAAGGAATCGCCTTAACTTCGTCTGATTTTATTCTCACTGCGCCCTCTCTTGAAGTCTTAACGGAGAGGTGGGCCATGTTCAGCAAACAACCGCTAAACGAAGAGAAGTGTGTTGATGTCGCTGTCTTTAGCCAACGAGATACGAAAGAACTGGAGTAACCATGAAAAGGCAAACAAAAGCTGACAGGATACTGAATGATTCTGAAATGCGGTTAGAAGCGGCGCGCATTGAGGAGCAAACCGCCCAATCCCGACTAAACACAGCCAAAGCCGTCAGAATGGCGCTAGAAGCCGCTCATATCGCTTGGCAAAAGGAACTGGCACCTACGCCTCGTAAAGCAGCAAAGAAAGCAGCGGGAAGCCCTGTGGAGCTCAAAGATCCGGCATCTGACAAAGAGCTGATGTGCGGTGTATGTGGTAATGCGCCGGGTTTCCAAGATCACTTTAAGCCTTCGCCAAACTATCACGAGTTTGAAGGCCCAAAGCCTGTAGCGCGTGTTTCGCGCAAATCAAGACTGAAATCAGAGGCAGTGTTATCCGATCAGAGTTCAGGGACGGTAACGGATTCTGCTGGCGTTGCAGCAAACGCAGCAAGCGGAGATTAAGGTGAGTAAGACTATCCGTAAGTATAGCGGTAAAACCGAGACGATCTACATACAGTATGCCGATGAAGATGAAGTAGATGAGGGCGGCCCTCGCTTCGAAGTCTGGCTTGATCGAAAGATTCTTGGTTTAGGTCACACGGAATTGGAAGCACTGCAAGTCGCGTGGCGCAATACGGGCGATATACTGCTACTCATTTCAGAGGCAACAATCAGTGCTTCCAGCGGAGGAGATTAGGATGAGCAACCCACTTTCTAACCCGGATACGCTCAATCTGAATCCAGATTGGCCCGAAGATTTGTCGGAACCTGAGCCCGTCCTTGTAGACTTTGCCTTGGCGGATCTAAAGCTGTGGATTGAGGGCGGACTTAGTAAGTTGAAGAGTCGATCTGTTTACGATGAGCACGGTAAGTGGACTAACTCCTACGCTTGCGCCGAATTCCCCGATTGGGATCTAAGGCAAAAACTCGATCTAATCGAATCGGCAAATAATGACGCGGTTCGGATCTTGGACCTGAATCACCGTCTTGTTCAATGCCTGAACGAAGCGCTGGAGCAGACTGGTTGTGATGGAGACCTGTGCCTCTATCGCTGGCATGAAACCGCACGCGCTCTTAAACGCGAAGTTGATGAGGCTATTGCATCTCACCCATCTCACCCACTAAATCCTATAGGGAAGTAGCCACGGAGGGGAATATGCATCTCTGCCCGGATTGCGAAGATGATTGCGATTGTGATGGAGAGGATCTATTTCACGATACCGCTCCAGCAGATTGCAGCCACGACTGTGATGATCCGTATGACGAAGATCTTGACGATGATGATGGTTATTATGATGAGTAGAGACAACGGCAAATGTCACACCGCAAGCCTTGCATAAAGCGAAGATACCGCGATTATCAACAGGCTTTGCGTTCCATCCGACATGCTGCTCAGATAAGTGAGCGTGAGAAAGTGCCGGTGAGGGCTTATTTCTGCGGACGGTGCAACGGCTATCATCTTACCAGCAAGGAATACGTTCCCACACACAGCAACGCCTCTCCTGGTTAAAGAAGAGGCGCAAGCCGTGTTCAATTGTGCGAAAGGTGAAAATCGCGTTGGCGAAACAGTATCACGGCAAAAGATTCTTGACAAGTTTAATTCAGGGGAATAAATTGGTCGCGTTCAATTGTGATGGTACAGAAATCGTTCCTGCCACCACAATCTACAAAGTAATACAATGTTGCCAGCACATTCAATTAGACGGGATGAAACAGGCCCAACGAACTCTCGCGAGTCGGCTGATTAGCTGCGAGGGTCGCCCGCTGCGCCAGAAATGGGGCAGACCGCATCGACCATTGTTCCGAACACGCAATGGCCCGTATTGACAGCGCAACCTCAATATGGAAAGTGCGAATCAGCGCGTGAAACCATACGGAAACCTCAGTGGCAACACATTCGCTGGCAGCATTGAACGGTTAAACGCGGCTTAGATCCCCCTGTCTTGTCAGAATTGGCGCATTGCCACAAACTGACATCTACAGGGGCAGACCGCGCCCAGCCGTTTCCTAGTATCAACACATGAATTCTTAGACTAAATTTAACCCTGAGAAAGAGAGATAAGATGACTAACGCTAATAATCCTTTAGAACAGCTAGAAGAGATAAGGGAATTAATCAGGGAGCACCAAAACAAGCAAAACTTGTCGCAAGGATTTGGCACGCCTGCACAACTCGTTAAGTCAATTCTGCGCGAATATGAAGATAAAACGACAAAAGCGTACTCAGACGTGAAGCATTTCCGCGATGATATGTTGACGTACTTTCGCGCAATGGCGTTAATCCTCACAATGACGGGCGAAGCGGCAACACACGCAGAAAAGAACGCCAGGTTGCGCGGCGCGATCGAATTAATCGAATCGACCGTTCAAAAGCTGCGCCATCAGAACCTTGAATCACTATTTGACATTTATCGCTGGCCTGACTTATTTCGCTCCGATTGGCCCACACGCCGCTTAATGGAACGAATCCACGATCTTGAACAGCAAGTAAAGGACTTACAACCTCAGCCTGTAGAACTAGAACGCATTGACAACAACACAATAGCGGACACGGAGCCGAGATGGTGAAAGGGATTGAAAAATGAGCGAATCTTACGAACGATTAAAAGCACAGAAGGACGCTTTAGTAAACCGACAGCGCAACATTGAGCGATCCGCAACGATGCGCAGTGCTGATGAAGAACGCGAGGTTCTGATCTATTGGCTTCTCCGTGCTTATCAGAGCGGACACAGGGAAGGATGGGAAGACGGTCCAAGCACAGATGAAACGATGGACGGACTTCTCTCTGTGTTAGCAAATCGCGGGTACGATCCAAACCTCAGCGAATCTGCCAAGGAGCTACTTAAACAACCGCCACGGTACTGACGCTACACGCAGGATGAGCTATGACATTTGAGATTCTTTATAACGAATCAAACGGAGCGAGTGACGCAGAAGGAGAATAGAAATATGACTGGTAGCACCTGGCTAGACCTGCTCCGAACCGCTATTGGAGTTCATAATCTAACTGATCGAGATGTGTCCATTGATGAAATGCGAGGCTTGCTGGTTTTAGCGGAGAAGGAAGCTGCACAAAAAGGCAAGGATCTTCTGAGGGAAGTCTGGGCGGGACAATCGAGAATACATGCTGAAACGGCAGATGAATATGCAGAGCGTTCGCATGAAGTAGCGCCTGATTTAGCCGATGCTTACAGCGCCCTCAGTGAGGCCCATCGTCAATTATCTGATGCACTGCGCCTGAAAGCAGGCAAGCAGATCGATGCTGACTTTGATTTCAATAGTGCTCCACATCCAAGCGCACATTACGAAAGGGGAGAATAGGTGAACTTTCGAATCGCAGACCGGGTGAGCGCCGACATGATCCGCAGCCTCTGTTCCGAAACCCAGAGGTCAGGACCGGAGCCAGTGATGCATCTTCTGGGTTTGCTAAAGACGTTAGACTGGTTAATAGGGACCGCGCCAGACGAGCAGCCTCCATCATTTCGAAAACTG